ATTTTTCACCTCATAATCTTTCTGTTATTTTTATTTGTGTGTTATTGTTTCAACTGATTGAGTTTAGTATAACAGTGCGTTAGGAGTTTGTAAAATATGTATTTCTTTTAGTTTGATATAGTTTTTGGCTATAACGGAGTGTTTAATTTGTGGGAGATACTATTTAATCTAGTTATTCGTTTTTTTAATATATATATCAAAAAAAGAGACATAATCCTAAATTTCTTTAAAATCATATCTCTTCTAGCAAGTGAGCGTGCGGGGATTCGAACCCCGGACAACTTGATTAAAAGTCAAGTGCTCTACCACCTGAGCTACACACCCTTATGTGATTATCTTGTAAAATAAGCAAAATAACAGGGTGGGTAATGGGATTCGAACCCACGGCCTCCAGAGCCACAATCTGGCGCGCTAACCAGCTGCGCTATACCCACCGTAATGTATTGCTTCTATATAATATATACAGATATAGAAAAACGAGCCTGAAGGGATTCGAACCCCCGACCCACGGCTTAGAAGGCCGTTGCTCTATCCAACTGAGCTACAGACTCAAATTTTATAGGATTCTATAAAATTAAAAAGCGGGTGATGGGAATCGAACCCACGTGATCAGCTTGGAAGGCTGGAGTTCTACCATTGAACTACACCCGCTTATAGTCGGGGTGACAGGATTCGAACCTGCGACCTCTTGATCCCAAATCAAGCGCTCTAGCCAAGCTGAGCCACACCCCGTAAGTGTTATGTGTTTTTGTCGCTCACAACAAAATATATTCTACTACATTCTGTTGTAATTGTCAAGAACTTTTTTCATTTTATTTTAATTTTCTTTGCTGAGTAAAAAAATACTGCGGATGACAGGAGTTGAACCTGCACGTCGTAGACACTAGAACCTAAATCTAGCGCGTCTGCCAATTCCGCCACATCCGCATAATGAGCGTGCGGGGATTCGAACCCCGGACAACTTGATTAAAAGTCAAGGGGTCAAAATGCTCTCAAACCGCATAAACTCAATTGTCTTTAATTTTGGTTGGAACGAAAATGGAACATTTCGTAACCAACGATGATTATAATATCACATCATTTTCGACATTGCAAGCATTATTTTTAAATTTTTATGTAAGTTGCTGAACAATACCCTGTCTTACCGTTGATAGGGTATTTAACTTTATGCCACTTGCTACCTTTTTTAAGAATCCGTACCGTTGAGCCTTTAGGCATTGTGCAAACAATCTTAGCTTTTGTACTAGCACTCTTTCTAAGGATAAGCGGGTCACTTTTTGTAACGACTTTTCCATATACTCCTGCTTTCTTTGTTTTTTTCGCTGTGGTGCCTGCAATGTCTGATTTAAATTTGTTCCATCCCTTGTTATTCTTTCCAATCCATGGGTCTGGACAGTCCTTGCCGTTAACATCCCAGTGTCGGATAACGTGATCTGCATCAATGTTATACTTTTTCATGTAGTATGTAACTAGCCACACTAAATCCTTGTACACATCTGCC